GGCTGAACAATGTCACCCGCTGAACCTAATAGAGTCACAACCGCGCCGTTAGCTAAAGCAGCATCGATAGTATTGTATGCGCCTGTTGCCTCATAAATACCTGCGCCAGCAATAACAATATTACCTTCGCCTGATGCACCTAACGTAACGTCTGACTGAACCGTACCAGTAAACAGGATGTTTGCACCCGCGCCATCAATGATTGCTTGGCGTGTAGAAAGGTTTAAACGATTTGAACCTGCCACTTGGATGGTTTCACCAGCTTTTACAACTAAGTTAGCTTGGAAAGCCGTTACTGCTAAGGTTTGGGTCATCGTATCTTTAGCGCCAACGTATGTTGCTGTTGGAGCTGCCGTTAATGTACCCGCTCTGTCTGCGCCCGCTGCGATAGTATAGCTATCTAAAGTCGTTGCCTTCATAACTTTCATGCCGGCAAAATCTTCTGTGATAATAGCTTTACGATGCGCTGCTGAGAAATCGCCTGTTGGAATGTTACCCAATCCACGATCAACACCTGCTAGAGTTGTTTGTGTGTATGGATTAACTGTATAACACCAGTCATTATCCATTGGTACACCTGAGCTTTCCATCATTGCGCCCGCTTCTGCGATGTGCGCCCATGTTGAAACTGCTGTTCCCGGCGCCCCAACTGAAAGGTTGCCGTTTTTCATCATGTAAGATGCGAAATCAACCTCTAAATCGGTCTTGATGCGTGTTGCCATTGGTGCAATCAGCTGCTCTAGCTGACCTAAGTGGATAGCTTCCTCGACACGAGTAAACTCAACATCGACAGTGAACATATCTTGAACTGTGCCTGTTGCTTTACCTGTTACGATGTCCGAGCGAGTGCCGCCTGAAATATCACCATCAGATGTACGTTTTGACACGTAATCAGTTGGGCGCTTGAAATCAACGGTTGCGCCGCTGTCTGGATTGAATCGGCCCGCTAAAAGCTGGGTGTCAACATTTTTTGATAGCACTCGGCTTGACTCGAAAGAGTCTGTGAAGACCTTTGCAAGTTGTCGAGTGACGTTACTTTCTAAATTATTAGCCATGATATTTTATCATCCTATGAGAACACTGTTCCTTTTTCGCCTTGTGCTTGAGAGGTCGAAACCCCACCTTCAACAACGGTTTCTGGGTCAAGTGCGTTTTGAGTTTTTGGTCTAATCGACAAACTGGTTTCTGGGTCAAGTGCGTTTTGAGTTTTTGGTCTAATCGACAAACTATTGCCAATCTCAACCGCCTTCACAAGGGCTTTTACAGGGTTTACCTTAACCAATTCTACAAGTTCAGCAGCTTTTGCCGGATTAGCACCTAAGTGCGCCATAATTAAATGGGATTTCTCCGTGTTAGCCATGATAACTTTAGATAAATCATTACCTAAAACATCGATAGCTTTATCCTCAAGCTCTTCGTAATTCTTCATTTTCAGAGAGTTTGCGCGATCATAATGCTCGCCTAAGCTCTCCTCTAATTTAGCATCTTGATTGACTTGAGTAGTTTGAGTTTGACTTTGCTTTACGAGTTGCGCGACCTGCTCTTGAGCAGCTTTTGCAATTCGTTCGCCGTCATACTTATCTAGTGCTACCGTATACTCTGCTGTTGTTTCAAAGTCATCTTCATCGGGTCGAGTTGCAGGGGAATCAGCTTGGGCTTGTAGCCTCAAAAGCTTGTTTTCTTCCTCTAACATCTCTGCTCGACGAGTTGCTTCGTCAGCGTGTGTGTTGGCAGCATCTACTTTGCCGTTTAACTTGTCTATTCGTTTCTTAAACCCGTTTGGTCTTTGTGATTTAGAGGCTGGCTTTTCCTCCCCTTCAACGACAATTTCTACCTCTTCCTCAACATCTTCGGCCGGAGCAACTACTGTTTCCCCGTCCATTTCTTCCGCTGTTAATTCTGTAGTAATAATCTCGTCTTCGGTTTCTATCGCCTGTTCGCTCATGTTGTTTCCTCATCATGGTATTGAGTATTTTACCGTGGATAACGCCACGTACGTATTAGGCAAGCTATGCCTGAATTATTGTAGAGTCCGCACATCTGATGGTCCTACTTGTATTTCAGAGAATCGTTTTAATATCTGTTCAGATCTCTTTATACCGATGTCTGTTACTATTTCTGCTGTTTCAGCCTTGGTCTTCTCGGCTGTTGCTAAATCTTTCTGTGCGCTTGCAATCTTGCCAACACTAGCGGCTTCTAAGTTCTTAGCCTCTGCCAGCTGTTGAGCGGTTGCAGCTTCGACTAGCTTATCATTTGGATCTATTTGTCCTTGTGCTTGCGCTACAATTTGCTCCTCTTCTGGAGTTTCAGGTTTAATTGTACCACTCTGCAACATTAATTTCCTATTTAAGCCCTTAACACCTTCAAGTCCTGTGCCTTCAATATTTTCTATCCATGCACCAACCAAAGCAGGTTGTAGTGCGCTGTTCTCTCCGACCTTCTCAATAACTCTTTCAAGCGAGCCAATCGTTGCCGCTTTCTGTGATTCATACTGCGGACCTAACTCAATATCAACACTGAAACGGCCTTTTGAAACATCATTAATTGTTATCGGGTTTCCAGTTTGAGGGTCTAACGAGTTCATATTTATTTGTTCATGTCTTATTGTGCCGTTAAGCCCTAAAACTTTCTTCATTTGGCTGCGGGTGTAAATATCTCCACTGATAGATTCCCAGACTTTGCCAGAATGTTTAATTGATTGATGGATATTATCTGTAATTATTTGAGTGTTTAAATCTTCTCGACTCTTTAGCGCGTCAATCGCTTTGCCTGATGCGTCTGGATTAATAGCGTCCTGTGGCGCGTTGCCTGTTTCTCTTTGAACGAAGTTAGATACTATATCCACTACGCCTAATGTGTTTGGGTCAACCTGATTAGTTGGTAATGTTGGGATGCCAGCAAAAGGCACAGGTCTACCGTCTGCGTCTAATTGTGGGTCAATATATAAAAACGCTTTATCACTCTTATCAGCCCACGCGTTCTTAACATCATCACTCTTTATTTGGTCACGAGTAAAAATAGGCAGAGAGCTACCTGAAACGCTTGAGTCCTCGGTCATTCTTGAAACGCTAGTATTTAACACACGATTAGCGTCTTTTAACTTACGAACAAGCCCTCTGAAATTCTCAACATTAGAAACGTAAGTTCTTACGCCGTACATCGGGATGATAGGCAACCACTTACCGGGGATGCGCTTAGGCTTTTCTAAGAAATCATCCCCGTTAAAAATAGACTTCCATACTGTACGACGTTTCATTGTTCTTTTACGGACAAACTCCCAGCCTAATGCTTCTAGCTCAGGCTTAAGGGTTTCCATTTCTTTTTCAGGATATGCTTTGATTTGATTGGCTTCGACATTCTGCCAAACCTGAACCTTTTCTTTAATAACTTTTATTTCGTATCTTTCTGCAACATAAATAACTTCGCGCGTAGACCAATTAAAGCTAAGCGAGTTTTCTGGTGAATATGCGCTTACAGGTCTTGCGTCTGGCCATTGGTCTTTAAATGATTCTGGGCTGTGGCCAGTTAGAACCGTGACCCGTTTAGCGTCTGCCTTATCTGCTCTTGTTGCAGTCTCGTCAAACATAACATGGTCATAAGCATTGATGATCGGAGTCCATACCGTTTCTTGGTCTTCGTTTTCTGGATCTTCCTCATCAACAAACCGAGTGGATATTTTAAATGCGCCCATACCACAAACAGCCGTTTCATAGATTGAAGTGTCTTGTGCTATTTGCCCATCATTGTCTTTAAAGTCAGACCGATAAATACCATTTAATAAGTTAGCGTCATCTGGGCTAGTATTTGCGTCATCGGGAGTAAATACAACATTAGCACGGTTTAAATTCCGCTCTCCTATGTATCTCATTACGTAGGGGCTTGTTATATCAAATTCTAGTTTTACTCTATTATCGGAGTAGGAATCACTCAGGAAGTCTTCCCACATTCCGCCATCAACACCGATAAAGCGCATGTCTTCATTAGCAGCTAATCGGGTATAACGGATAGCATCGTAGTCTTTCGCCACATCATTCTTGTATTTGTCTAAATCACTCATCTAAAGCCTACTCGTTGAGGTATGGTAATTTCTTCGTAGTTTTGAACGGGTCTAGCGATACCGGGGAATAGTTCTGTGAAAGCCCATACAAACCAATCTAGTCTATTTGGAGATCGTGCGCCGGTGTAACCTGTAGTAGTACACGCCAATAACTCATCTTCTAGGTCGCTGAAATCGCCTATTAGTTTAATCTTGCCTGTTTCATGCAGTGCGCTGATAGGTTCTGCTCTCACTGTTTTGCCTCTTGATGCGCTTACAGACTTATATGATACATTAGGATTGGCTGTTTTAACAACAAATTCGACCATAGCGCCGCCGTAGTTCGTTTCTGCCACGATTCTGTCTGCGTTATGTCTCTCGTATGCGCTTGCGGCAATAGCTCCCCATTTAGCAGGACCAGCCTTCACAGTTAAATCCTCAAAGACGTAACCAATACCATCTGAACCAATACCCGCCACGCCGATACCAATAGCGTCATTATTCGCGTTTTCGTCATCACTTGCGCCAGATGGATCAACAGCAACCACGACACGAACCATTGTCACGCCATTAGGTAGCCCATCAACACGAGACCCTTCGATAATATCCGTTGTCCATAATGCGTTTTCAGTGTTATCCCCAAACTTACCATCGTAAAACCGATCTCTTTGTCGCTTAGGTAAGTCTTGTAATTTTTGAAGGTATGATTCCGATAGATTTTCCGCGTTGTCTTTTGGATTCATCAACATACAAGCGTAAGCGTCTGGATTCTTTAGCGGCCTATTTGTATCGGGGTCTTTTTTATCAATGAATAACTTATATGTCCAATGACCCTTGCTTGGTGGGTTTTCATCAAAATACATTTTCTGTCTTAATTCGTGCGTTTGCCCGTTTCGTTCGTAAGTACACACTTGAGCTAATCGAGTGATTAATATTAGATAACCTTGGTACGCTATTTGTGAACACTCGTTAAGGAATATTGATGCGTACTCATTGCCGAGTATCTTTTCTACGCGGTCTTTATCGTCCAATCCGCCAAACCATACTTGAGATCCGTTATCGAATTGAATAAACCAGTCTGTCTTGTCTAGGTGATAAGTTATATCTGGAAAGCATAAGGACATCATTTTGGGGAAGGTGTCGTGTATTACTGAGGTTTTAACGTGGTTAAATCTAAAGCGAAGGACAACGTGCCGTGATTTCTCAACAGCCAACGCTCTCCATGCAATCGTTCTTAAGGTTGTGAATGTCTTAGTTGAGCGTGACCCACCGTACAATAATAAATAATCAGCATCAGAGCCAAGCA